TGTAAATGGCATTACGCAAATCTCCCCACGAAATATCTGATTCAATCCACAGTACAATGTCATTAGCTTGCGTCTTGGCCTTCCGCAACAAGTTGTCGATGGAGCTTATTGTTGGAGAGAAATTTATCTTGTACTCTTGTTTTATGCCCAGCGTGCGATTATAACTATCGGCGGACTTGTTATTACCCGGATTGTCCAGCAGGTCAATCTCATAGTCATGCTTTTCGGCCAAATAGGTGCCTATACGAATATTCTCATCTCTTTCTCTCTTCCCGTGCCCGTCGTGAATGCGTAATATTCCCCGGTTCGTAGGTATGAGAGTATAGTGGGCATTATCTTTCAGGAACTTTTTCACTGCCTTCTTCGCCCCCGGATAGGCGTTCGCTATATACGGGTGAGTGTCGGAAAACAATTTGCCGTCCTTCCCCGGGTTGTTGTCCAGCCCGGGGTGCGGGTTGTCCTTTGTCGTGAAGTCGGGGATTTCGGTCACCGGGTCGTCCGTCGAGGAGAGGTCGCACTTGCAGTTCCAGCGGTCGCCCGGGCGGTGCTCGTTCCAGAACGGGTCATCGATGGGTCGCACCGTCCCCCAGAATACCATGTGGTCCTTCCCGGGATTGACCGAGGTGGAAGGCATCCACCGCAGATTGGGCAAGACGTCCTTCTCCCTCTCGAACTGCTGCCAGTCGGCCGCCTGATGCGCCCGCAAGACCGCCGTATTGTATTCGGTACGCAGCCACTGCCCCACCTGATGCGAGGCGATGGGCATCACCTCCTTCCGCCACTGTTCGAACGGTTTTAGATTGCCGTTCGAATCCAACAGCAGGCGTGCCATGTCGTTCTGCATGCGGTGTACCTTGAATGCCGCGAATACCTCGTTGTTCCGCAGAATGGCCGTGCGGAAGTCGTCGTCCGGATCCACAGTCCCTGATTCGTCGAGTCCTTTTCGGGCGGCCTCGTTTATCCGGTCGCAAATCTCGTTGAACAGGTTAATCTCGATGTCGGTCATCGGGCGGAAGTTCTTGCCGTATATGTTCAGCAAGGCACGGCGCAGTACCTCGCCGGAGAACTCGAAGCCCGAGGAGACCTCACCCTCCTTCGCCTCATAAAGGCGGTCGACTACCAGTCTAAAACTGCCCCGCCGCCCGACGGGGCTTTTCCGAAAAAACGGGCCAGCCGGTCGCGGAAGGATTTTTTACGCTTGGGTTCAGGCTTCGGTTCTGGGTCGGGTTCCGGATCTTCCTCCTCTATTTCTTCCTCCTCCGGTTTTTGCCGTTGCTGCTGTTGAAGCCGCTTGGCGGCGGCCTCATTCCTTTTCCGCTCCTCTTCCCGCTCCCTTTTCAACCGGTCGTAATCGGCCGGCTTTTCGATACCGAACTCCTCGTAGAGGTAGTCGTCGGAGACCGGCAGGTCGAACTGCCGGGCGATCTGCGTGAGGATATTGACCTTCGCCGTGGGGTCTATCTCCTTCTTCTCCGGGAAGCAAAAACTACCTCCGGAGGTGTCGATGCCCATGCGGGCGAAGATGTCGGCCATGTCGTAGTTGAGCACGTCGAGAAGATACCGCTTGTCAGCCTCGGCCACCTTGTCCTCCACCTTTTTGTGGACAGTACCCAAAGCCTGCGTGCCGTTTTCAGAGGACTCGGTCGTCAGCGTATTGCCGAGGACGAGTTTGGAAATCTCGTTGTTGCACCGCTCGCAGAGCCGTTCGTACACATCGGCCGAACCGGTCTTGTTGCCGGCTTCTATAAAATTGAGTTTGGTGTCCTCGTCGTGGAAGAATTGTGCGAGGCTTCCGATATTCGCGGCATCCTCTATCGCCCGCTGGCGGGACTGCTCGTCGTCGGAGTTATAGACATACTCCTGTATGGGCATACCGAAGAGCTCGGAGAATTGTGACC